TGGTGTATGGACTGGACAACAAATAGACGAAGAGTCGGCATTAAATAACGCGATACAAGGACGGGTACTAACTGATGAAGATTTTCAAGAAGAAAAAGGCTGGATACCAGCCAACCACCAAGCTACAGAAGAGGGTGTCTGGGATTGGGACGTCTGATTTAGTCCTATGGGCTGAAAACGCTTTGTTTGTAATTGGTAAAGAAATTACCCACTATCAACGTGATAAGAGTGAGTACGCTCTTGAAGAAGCTTTGTTAGGTGCAGAAGCATTGACTGCTATTATAAAAGAACTACAAAATAGGGCATAAATGAATCCTGAAGACGAATACGAAGACAACCAAGAATTTGATTCCTCTGCTTGGGAGTTAGACCCTGTAGAAAAAGAGTTTGTCGAAGAAGAGCAATTTGAGCAAATAGACCCTGAGTTTTATCGTAACCTAGAAGACCTTGAAGAATTTGAGGAAGAGGCTGAAGAAGAAGATGTTTTTTCTCAGGACTTTATTGACCGACTAATTGATAAGATTATGCTTTTTATGGAAGGCTTAGTTGGGCACGCTCTCCATGATTACCAGCAGCCATTAGCTAGAAGAATTATTGAAGCTGTATTAATTGGTAAAGGTGATGAAGTAACTGCGCTAGCATCACGTCAGTCAGGAAAATCTGAAACAATTGCCAACACAGTAGCTACGCTAATGGTACTGCTTCCTAAGCTGTCAGTTCTTTACCCTGAGCTTTTGGATAAATATAAAAATGGAATTTGGGTAGGGCTATTTGCTCCTACTGAAGGTCAGGCTGAAACTCTATTTGGCCGTACAGTTAGCCGTTTGACATCTGAGCGTGCACAAGAGTTACTTGGTGACCCAGAAATTGATGACCAAGCGGCTAAAATTGGTGGTGTAACCAGAATGGTTAGACTAAAGAACTCAGGCAGTAGCATAACAATGATGACTGCAAACCCTAGGGCAAAGATTGAATCTAAGTCATTCCACCTTATTGTCATTGATGAGTGTCAAGAAGCAGACGACTTTGTTGTGTCTAAGTCTATTGCACCTATGCTTGCCTATTATGCGGGTATTATGGTAAAAACAGGCACACCAACAACTTCAAAAAATAACTTTTATAAAGCGATTCAATTAAATAAAAGACTACAGACTGAAAGAGGCAGAAGACAGAACCATTTCCAATGGGACTGGAAAGATGTGTCTAAAGTCAACACAAACTATAAAACGTTTATTAAACAAGAGATGTTAAGAATTGGAGAGGATTCAGATGAGTTCCAAATGTCGTACAACTGCAAATGGCTACTTGAACGAGGCATGTTTGTTACGACTGCCTTATTGGATGAGCTTGGTGACACATCTCAAGAGCTCGTCAAAACATGGCATAAAACCCCTGTTGTGGTCGGAATCGACCCTGCTAGAAAAATGGACTCCACTGTTGTCACAGTTGTCTGGGTGGACTGGGACAGACCCGATGAGTTTGGCTATTTTGACCACCGCGTCCTTAACTGGCTCGAAATACAGGGCGACGACTGGGAAGAACAATACTTCCAAATAGTAAACTTCCTCTCTAACTACGATGTACTTGCAGTTGGAGTTGATGCAAACGGTGTTGGTGACGCAGTAGCCCAACGTCTTAAACTACTATTGGGACGTTCAGATGTATTCCCACTAACTTCTAGCCAGAGCGAACAATCTAAGAGATTTAAACATTTACAAGCTTTAATACAAAGACGTTCGCTTAGCTACCCAAACCATGCAAAAACACGTAGACTAAGAGTACATAAACGTTTTATACAGCAGATGACAGATGCTGAAATAAAATATAAAGGACCAAACTTTGTAGTCGAAGCTCCGGATGAATCCTACGCCCACGATGACTTTGTCGACTCTTTAGCTATTGCTTGTTCTCTAACCCAGTCCCTAGTAATGCCAGAGGTTGAAGTATCAAATTCAGCTTTTTTCTAAAAATCTGAGTTGACTATGAAATATTTCGATAAAACAGCCAAACTAGATATTGGAAATACTAGTTCCTTTCCAACTTAACTTTAAAGGAGTTCCCATGGGTATCGCCCCACAACCACAGTTCCCTGAACGCGCACCTCAAGGCTATGAAATGAAGATGTCAGGTAACCCTGAGCGTCGTGGCCCTCTTCGCTTTGAAGAAGGTGTTGCTACTGACACTGACGTTCCAACCGAATTTCAGACTGGAATCATGAGTGGCTTTGCTGCTGCTCCTGGTCGCCCAAACCGTAACGCACCTGTCCACACTAAGACTGCTGAAGAGACTATGAGCGAACGTGCTCACGTAGGTTCAGCTGCTTGGACAGAGGCACCAACATTCCTAGGAGAATTTGCTCACGGCTCATTCTCAAACAACGCTGAGCAGGTTATTGAGACCAAGGTTGTTTCAGGCGGACGCACTATGCGTCTTAATGCAACAGTCGTTCAGGACTAATTAGGGCTTCGATGGACCCCTGCCCGCAAGGGTGGGGTGTCTTCGATTAGAGGAGAATTATGGCAGATGTACCTATGAATGAAAAGCTTTACGCTATGGTCGTAGGCCAAGCTAAAGCTAAATATAGAATTTATCCTTCCCCAGGCGCAAGCCACTGGGTTCACCAACGTTACCTAGAACTTGGTGGAAGATTCGAGGATAGTGAAAAAATTGCAGAACGCAAGTCTCTAATGAAGAGAGTTCTAAAACATCGCAGAGAAGTGATGGAGCGTAATCGCGGTAAAGACAAGGACGATAAGTAATGTCATTCTTAGACTTTTCCCCACCGTCATATAGAGCCGCATCGTCTGACCTTACTATCAGCATTTCCCCTCTGGGTCTTGTAGAACTTGCGGATGAAGAATTTGAGGTCCACGGTCCTCGTTTAAACCGTTACTCCCTAAACTGGGCTATGTACCTAGGTCACCACTGGGGTTATCGTCGTGAACAAGGTGAAATGCAGATTGCGGTAAATTATTACCGTGCATTTATTGACTACCTAGCTCGATTCACATTTGGTAATGGAGTTCACTTCCGTTCTCCTAAAGCCACTGAAGCTATCATTCCAGACCGCCTAGAGCGAGTTTGGGAAGTTGACAATAACAAACAGCGTGTTCTTTTTGAAATGGCGCAAACTGGTGGAATCACTGGAGACTGCTTTGTTAAAGTAGCTTATGAAGAAGAATGGCAAGACACTATTGGCCGTGTTCACCCAGGTCGTGTACGTATTCTTCCGCTAAACCCTGCGTTTTGTTTTCCTGAGTTCCACCCACATGACCGTGAGCGTTTGCTCCGTTTTAAGCAGAAGTATCGTTTCTGGGGAACATCTCTAGAAGGTACCCGCCAGGTGTTCACTTATACGGAAATTCTTACCGATGATATTATCGAAGAATATGTAAATGATGAGCTTATTGACAGCCGCCCAAATCCACTAGGGTTGATTCCTGTTGTACACATCCCAAACATCCCAGTATCTGGTTCTCCATGGGGTCTGTCGGACGCTCATGATATTATCACTATTAACCGTGCTTATAATGAAATCTCTACAGACATTGCAGACATTATTAACTACCACGCTGCACCTGTAACAGTTATTGTGGGTGCTAAGGCTTCTAACCTTGAAAAGGGTGCAAAGAAAGTCTGGGGTGGTCTTCCTAAGGACGCGCAGGTGTTTAACCTTGAAGGTGGTGGCGCAGGTATTCAGGGCGCTCTACAGTACCTTGAGACCCTAAAACGCTCAATGCACGAAATGATGAACATTCCAGAATCAGCTCTTGGACAGTCACAGCCTATCTCTAATACCTCCGGTGTTGCACTTTCAATTCAGTTCCAACCTTTGATGAACCGCTGGTCACAGAAGTCCTCACAGTATGGTAAGGGCCTAGAAAGAATTAACGAACTAGTTATTCTAAACTTGGCTGTCAAAGAGCCAGAAACTATGGTCTATAACCCAGAAGAAGATGGGCCTATTAAACCAGGACAGCTTCCACAACTAGACCCTAATGACGAACTTACTTACGCTAACTACGTTCACTTTGAGCCACCTCTACCTCTAGACAAGATTGTTATGCTCAATGAGCTTCAACAAAAAATGTCAATGGGCCTTGAATCAAAGGAAGGCGCTTTGCGTGCCCTTGGAGAAGAGTTCCCAGAAGAGAAGCTACAAGAAATTCGTACAGAGCTTATTGAAGACGCTAAATCTGAAGGTTCTCTAAACCTTGTACGTGCTCAGATTTCTAAGCAGTTGATGGACCTAACTGGAATGATGGTAGGACCTGATGGTACTGCTACGCCTATGGACCCACTAATGATGCCTAATGGTGACGTTATGGGTGATGGGCAACTAGGCCCACAAGGTGCAGGAATAGCTGCACAGGCAGACCAGGCAGTAGCTCAAGAGCAACTGCAGGGTGAAGATGAAATAAGGAATTCTTTGGTAGCTGGAGCGTATGGGACACAAATTCCTGCACGCAGAGCAGTTGACAAAGATTAATGCTTTAGTTTAAGGCATTATTTAATTAAGTAACAAAATATACTTATCTTGTTACTTAATAAGTAACAACTGACAAGGTCATGTGGCATTAATACGGAAAACGACCAAGAGAATGAAAAGAGAATAATAATGGATGAAAACCTAGAAGTAGTAGAATCTACTGAATCAATTACTGATGCAACTTTTGCTGAGGAGATAGTATTGCCAAGCCAGTTCACAGCCGATGATATTGCAAAGGCCCGTGCCCAGGAAAAGGCAAAGCTTTACCCACAGGTAGAGAAGTTGCAGGAAGAACTTTCGATTCTTAAAAAGGAACGTGAGGAACGTGCAGCTCTAGAGGCTGAACGTACAGCAAAGCGTCAGGCTCGTGATTCCGAGCGTGTAGCTGAGCGTAAAAAGCAAGAAGAGTCGGAACTTGAAGTTCGTGACTTGCTTGCTAAGAAGGAGCAAGAG